TTCCATATGGATACAATGGTGGAAACACTAGGCAGAAAATTAATGGCAGGCGATGTCATAGAACTACCGCATTTACGCGACGATTTACTATTAGATGATCGTAAAGATGCTGTTAACAGGTTCTATGTAGTAACAGATGCCAGCAGGCCTTCAGAAGGATTTGATCCAAACTGGTGGCCACACATGTGGAGAATTAAATTAGGACCAATATCCGACTCACAAGAGTACAGGGATATTATTGGTTACGGTGACGAAGAGGATGATTTACGAAATATCATTAGTACATACAAAGACGAAATTGATATTTCTGATGCTATAGTACAACAAGCAGAAAACGAAGTACCAAATGATCCGTACTATGCCGATGGGGCACATCTATATGTAGACGAAAATGCTAAAGGAAAACCATTTATTGGTACAATAGAAGGTGCGCCTAACGGTGCTACACTACTTGGTAGCGGTATTTCTTTCCCATTAGCATCAGCAGATGGTGATTATTTCTTAAGAACAGACTTTTCACCAAGTAGAATATTTAAAAAACAAGGTACACGTTGGGTGAAAGTTGCTGATGACAGTAAACAAGTATTCTCTAGTGCTAATAGAATCCTAGATGGGTTTATTAACAATACCGCACAAACAAATAACACAGACAACTCTACTACTAACGAACAAACATACGTTAGTAAAATTGTTAAACCTAAGACGGATAATTAAAGATGCAATATTGGTATGATGAACAAATAAGAAGATATATTCTACAATTTATTAGAATATTTCATGCTTTTAAAGTAGCAGAAGGCGGACGCGATGGTGAAGATATTAGATATAATACTGTACCAGTAAGATACGCTGACCCTAGTAGAATGGTTTCGCATCTACTTAGAGAAAATTCAGAAAACGTAATTAATAGCACACCGTTTATTGGCGTAAGTATTGCCAGTTTGGCACTAGCACGTGATAGAACACAAGATCCGTTCTTTACTGATACTAAGTCAGTAACAGAAAGAAAGTATAACGAAGCAACACAATCATATAGTAATGAACAAGGCAATCAATATACAATTAATAGATACATGCCTGTTCCTTTTAACCTAAGTATGCAAGTCGATATGTGGACACCAAACACAGATACTAAACTGCAACTTATGGAACAAATTTTAGTACTGTTTAATCCTACAATACAACTACAACAAAACACTAATCCATTTGATTGGACACAAATAGTAGAAGTAGAATTAACAGACATACAGTTTAATAATAGAACACTACCGCAGGGAGTGGATGAACAGATTGATGTTTCGACATTAACTTTTCAATTACCTATTTGGATTAATCCGCCTGCTAAAGTTAAACGTCAAAGTATAATACATGAAATACAAACTAATGTGTTTGCTGACTTTAACGGTCAAAATCTAACCGATATAGGTTATGACGAAGACATATACGACTTCTTTAGAAACTTTGACTTAACGTCTAGGGTAATTGTTACCCCAGGTAACTATAGAATACAAGTTGTAGGTGGTGCTATAACGTTGTACGATGAGGCAGGTGTGAACCCACAAAAATGGGCGCCACTGCTAGAAATGTATGACAAAACAGTGCAAGACAGTATTAGTTTACTAAAACTAAAAATTATAGCCGACCTTGATGACGATACTCAGGATATAGCAGGTACTATTGCTATTAATCCAGCAGACGAAACACAATTAGTCTTTAATTTAGATACTGATACATTGCCTGCTTCTTCTATCGGTGACGTGGATAAAATTATAGATCCCACAAAGAACTATCCTGGAGATGGGACTTTACCAGATCTATCATACGGTCAGCGATATCTTATAACCGAGGACTTAGGTGAAGGATACACAAATTGGAGTGTAGTCGCTTCGGCAAATGACATTATAGAATACGGATCAACTGGTTGGACTGTTAGTTTTGACGCTAGTACCAAATCAGACACCGTGGCAACATCAAAGAACTTAAATACTAATAAAGTTTACAGGTGGACAGGAAAACTATGGATGAGCATTTACGAGGGCGAGTACAACCCGGGATATTGGACACTAGTCCTGTAGAACCCTTTAAGGGAATTGTTGGCGTAGGCGCACTATTTCTTTCTACTAAGACTAACAGAGTACTCTTACAGTTCAGAAACAGCGACAAAAGACAGAAACATACTTGGGGATTTTGGGGAGGTATTGTCGAGAGCGGCGAATCTCCGTATGAAGCACTAATTAGAGAAGTAGAGGAAGAGTTAGGCATAGTACCTGATATTAGTAAACTTAATCCAATAGACGTTTATCAAAGCAAAGATAGGAATTTTATGTATTATAGTTTTGTAGCGGTTATAGAAGATGAGTTTTTACCTACATTAAATGGCGAAAGTTGTGGTTATGCGTGGGTAAATATAGGTAACTGGCCCAAACCTTTACACGAAGGTGCCAGAGCAACGTTGCTTTACAATAAAGGTAGAGATAAGTTGCAAACTATATTGGATATACATAAAAACGATGTCGGACATAATTGATTTTAGACTTGTTAGATTTGAATCATTACTTATAAAATTCGCTAAAACTAACGAGATACCTAACGAGTTTCTTGATGGTACCATGGACCTAGAGTACTTGTCTATAAAGTATAAAGGTGCTCTATCAGAATATCACTTAAAAATTGTTTCTAAACTTAAACGCATACTAACTAGCAAGATAAAAAAGAGTGCTAAAAATGTATTAGTATCATTTATGGAAGAATACTATTATTTTTATACCAACCAGTGTACTAAAGAAGAACAATGGTATCATCCTATTGTAATGTCTAAGTACAGAAAAAATATTAATCCTATAAGAGCCCTATACTATGACGTACTAAATTTAATGAGTGCGTATAATCCTGAAAACGAAGTACATCAATTTGTTGTAGATTTATTTTTAGATGCTGAATGGCGTAACAGTATTATATCCTGTATTACTAAAGATATAAGAGTAATTGATAAAATTATTTCAACTTATCATTTTCCATTAGAAAAAATAGGCGAAAAACCATTTGAATTCTTTTACCTTGTTGAACTAAAGAAAGATCTTGTTTCTGCTAGGAGTGTTTTCAGATCAATGGAATACTGGTCACCAGACGAATAATTATTTGTAAAGTTTTCTAGTTTTGCCGTCGAACAGTGGTGCGTATATTTTAACAGGTTCTTGTTTACCTTTAACAGTAACTTCCCCCATCTTAGCAAATGCTATGTCAGGGCATTCCATGTATGTAAATTCAGAAATTAAAATTGGGGTGTCTTCTTGTCGTGTTTGTGCCTCTAATCTAGCACCTAAGTTTACAGCATCGCCTACAACACTATAATCTAATCTAGTTTCAGCACCCATGTTACCCACAATACATGTGCCTGTGTTTACACCAGTACCAAATTTAACTCTAGGCAAGCCACGTTCTTCCATTTCTGCTTCTAGTTCATCGCCTAGCAGTTCAATTTCCATTGCTGTACGGACAGCCATTTCGGCATGATTTTCACAAGGTAGCGGAGCATTCCAAAACGCCATTATACAGTCACCCATGAACTTGTCTATGGTGCCACCATTCTTTAAAACTATTTTTGTCATTTTGTCTAAGAAGCCATTTATAAGTTCTACTAATCCTTCTGGGTCGTCTTCTTTCATATACTTTTCTGATATAGGTGTGAAGCCAACAATGTCAGCAAACATAAAACTCATGTGTTTTCTTTCGCCACCTAGTTTCATTAAACTAGGATCTTTAACTAGCATGTCAACATAGTCTGGTGATATATAAGTACCAAACTGTCCTTTAATTTGTTGACGTAATTTGTATTGTTTATAGAAGTTATTAAATGCTGATTGTGTAAAAACTAAGAATCCACTTAATACAGGATATGTGGCATCTAATAATACTAATTGATTTTGATATAACCACACACTACCATATGCTTCACTACCTAAAATCAGTAGTGAAATAGGTGCTGTCCACAGTAAAGGCAACTTATACACCGCTAAGGCTATTAAAATCATAGTCAACAACGCACACAGAAGCTCTGTAACAGCACTTAACTGGCTACGGGTGATACTAGTACCATCGAGCATGTTTTGTAGCATGTGTGCGTGTATATGCTGTGGATAGAGGCTACCTCTTGCTGTTGGCACAGGGTTGGCAATGCCTTCTGCTGTAACACCTACTATAACAAGTTTGCCTTCAAGGTCTGGAATACTATCTGCTCCTGTATATTCTATTTCAGTAAAATGATTATTGAACCGTATATATGCTGTTCCGTCTGGTTGCGTTACAAAAGGATCAAAGCCTTTTACCATAAACTCTTGTATACCAATTTCGCTTGTTTTAATTTTATAACTTTTTTGTCCATTTTTAACTCGTAACATTTCAATAGCAAAACTAGGATATATTTTACCCTCTACGCCAATTGCTAATGGATACGTTCTTGTGACAAAGTCTGGTTGTGGTGCTGATGCGTTTACGCCTTTACCGTTTACTACACTTTCTAATGTTGATACATTTGTAACAAGATTGCGCCATGTTAGTAAGTAGTTTGTTGCTGGAACTGGACCTATAGTACCAGTGCCAATATGCGGACCAGATGTTTTAATACCTTTTGAACTAGGTGTCTGACTGAGTACATTGTAGTTTATAGGATTGCGTCTTGCTCCGGGTACATTAACTACATTTTGTTTTAATAATCCAGCAAATGATTCATCTCCAGCAAATCTATCTGCTTCAGGAAACATTATAGTCCACCCAAGCACACCGGAGTTTTTAGTGGCTACATCAACTACAAGTTGAGCATAGTATTGACGTGGGAAAGGATATTGGCCGTATGTTGCTAAAGTGTTTTCTCCAAAGTTCAGTAAAACAATATCATTGCTGTGCTTAACTTCGTCTAATTGTTGATACGCATCGAACGTTTGGTTCCGTATATTCTCAACCGGTGTTGGGTCGGCGATTTTTAATATCGTCAAAAGTGCGATGGATATTGCGACAGCATATCCGCTGTATAACCATTTCATAACTGTATTTAGTTATTACTCGACATTTGTTGGATATCCTTTATACCACTCTTTAATGGTATTTACTCTAACATCGCGCCATGCGTCAACGTCTAATCCGTAGCACACAATACTGTCTGGACTAGTGTATTTGCCAATGGTCATTTTTTGTTTAGAAATAGTATTGTTTAGTGTA